TGGTCCTTTAGCTAACACAGACAATGGATCTTGCGTACCTGTAGTATATGGTTGTACTGATCCAACTCAATTTAATTATGATCCTTCTGCGAATACTGACAATGGCTCTTGTATTTCATATATATATGGATGTACGGATAGTACTGCGTTTAACTACAATATAAATGCGAATACTGACAATGGTTCATGTGTATCTATAGTAAATGGTTGTACAGATTCAACAGCAATTAATTATAATCCTTTAGCCAATACAAATGATGGTTCTTGTATAGCAGAATTATTAGGATGTACTGACTCAACAGCAATTAATTACAACAGTTTAGCAAACACTGATGATGGTAGTTGTATAGCTACAATTTTAGGTTGTACTGATCCTTTAGCATTTAATTATAATCAATTAGCTAATGTAGATGATGGTTCGTGTGTTGCCTTTGTTTATGGGTGTACTGATCCAACACAATTTAATTTTAATCCACTAGCTAACAGTGATGATGGAAGTTGTGTTCCTTATGTTTATGGGTGTATGGATGCAACAGCATTTAATTATGATCCACTTGCAAACACTGACAATGGTTCGTGTATTGCTGTTATTTTTGGGTGTACTGATTCAACTGCCTTAAATTATAATATTTTAGCAAACACAGACAACGGAACATGTATATTACCTATAACAGGTTGTACTGATGTGAGTGCTGCAAATTACGATCCTTTAGCTAACACTTCTGATTCAACAGCATGTTTATATGATGCAGGTTGCTATCAAGGAGAAGGTTTACCTTACTGGTTAAATGATGGGTGTTTTGCTTGGGTAATTGATGTTGATGATTATTGTTGTACTACAGAGTGGGACGCAAGTTGCCAATCAATGTATGATTATTGTCAATTAGGATGGCCAACTAATGTAAATGATATTGCTTCATTAGGAATAGTAGTTTATCCTAATCCTACTAAAAATATAATTACTATAGATACTAGATTAGAAATAGAAATTGAAGTATATGATATGATGGGTAGATTATTAATAAATGAAGAAAACACCAAGCGATTAGATTTATCAAATTTATCAAATGGCTTATATAATTTATCAATTATCCACAACGATAAGAGGTATAGTAAACAACTAATTAAACAATAGTACAGCTTCTGTAATAGTTTTATATTTATTACAGAATAATACATTATAAACATGGCAAACGACAAATATTACGGATTTTCACCTAAAAATAATGAAGATATCCAATCATTAGATAGATTGAATCCATACGAATTTAAAAAAGGTATGGATTATGAATTAAATGAAATGGGTATTAATAGATTATCAGAATCATCTGTTGAAGATAGAGAAAAGGCAACAAAAACTGTTTTAAAAAACCTAGAAGAATACAACAGTTATTATTCATGTTTAGTTCATTATGAAACTAAATATAATAACGTTGATAAAAAGCCTACTTTTAAAAGTTGGATAAAAGAATTCCACGAAGAAAATAATATGAAAGAAGTTGACAAAACATTCAAAAACGATAAAATGGAAAAACTTAAAGAAGCTATAAAAGCAGAAGTTAAAGCTATATTATCAGAAGTAAAAGATAAAGAAGCTGATAAAATTAATAAAGCTGATGCTAAAGCAGAAAAAGATGCTGAAAAGTCTGCTTCTAAAGGTGCTAAAGGTAAAGATAAAGCTCTTAAAGCATTAGAAAAAGAAGCTGAAAAGCTTAAAAAAGATAAAGATAAGAATAAAGACAAATTATCTGCTCCATTACAAAAATATAAAGATGGGAAATTAACTGCTGACGAATATAAAAAATTATCTGCTGAATTAGTTAAAGCTAATAAAGAAATTAATGTTAGATTAAGTGATATTGAGAAAGAAAAAGAGGATATTACATTAAAAGAAAAACTAGGCAGAAGAGAAGTAGCTAAAACTATGATGGAAAAAGACACTCATATGGAAATTTTAAATATCATAAAAGAAGCAGGTGTTAATTTAAGAGAAGGAGCTGGTGGTATTAAAATATATTATGAAATAGCAAAAACAGCATATCAAGAAGGATTTATGGCTGGATTAAATAAGTAATAATATGAAAAATTACTTTAAAAGATTATGGAAAGCACTTTGGGATTCAACAGATATTGATGAAAGAGCAGAAGCAGCATTAGCAGAAGCAAAGTCTAGAATCGCTGAAATGAAAAAAGAACTAGCAGATGTAAAAAAAGCAGCTAAAAATGTTGTTAAACAATCAAAAGACGTTGTTGGTGCAGCTAAAGGAAATAAAAGACGAGGAAAAAAACCTACTAAAAATAAAAAACTTAATAAAAAATAACAATAACCATTCTAAAAAATAGAAAAATGAATTTAAAAGAATTACAAGCAATGATCAAGGAAGAACTTGACACTTACATGAACGAAGAAGAAGTTGATGTTGATGTAGATATGGATGCAGGTGATATTGATGCAGATGGTGCTGAAGAAGGCGACACTGATGAAGATATCCTTATGCAAATTTACAACATGCTAAAAGACAAATTTGAAGGCGAAGATGACGCTGAAGAAATTGAAGCTGAAGAAGAAGCTGAAGAAGAAGCTGAAGAAGAAGAAGAAGTTGAATTAGAAGAATCTACAGAAGAAATCGAAGAAGCTAAAGATGAAGATCTTGACGAAAGTAAAAAAGAAGAAGTTGAAGAAAACACAAACACTGATGTACATACTCAACTTCAAGAAAGATTACAAAAATTAGCTAACATTATTAAGTAAAAAATATGACTCTTGATGAGTTATTATTAGAATGGTCTTATAGATCAGATAAGGGGTATCCAGATATGGGTAGCCCTTCTGATATTCAAATTTTAAAGGAGATTCTTTCAGAATTAGACCTCCCTACAGACGAAATTTTATCAAAATTAGAAGCAGATGAACCTGGTGGTGATGATATTGAAACACCGGGTACAGATGGTATGGAAGATTCCTCAGTAGAAAAAGAAAAAGAAAAAACATCAAATTCAGGAGACATTGAATATGATGCTGTTATAAGAAAACATTTAGATTTAAAGAATGACCAACCAATTCCTAGAGTTAAAAATAATTATCCTTTTCCTGGTTCTGGTGGTGCTACTTTTAGTATTCAAGTTAAAGGTGATGATTTAAAATATTGGAAGGATTTTTGGACTTTAACTCCTCCTAAAAAAGGTGCTGAAATAGGGACAACAAGTAAGGGTTCAGGAGATGGTGAAATATCATTATATTGGTTATATCAATATTCAGATTCAAATGTAGAAGCAAGAGGTACTCAGGGAGCTGACAACCCAGATTTAGAATTTGATGGTGTGGGTGTTGAAGTAAAAGCTTATCCTAAACATACTGGAAAACATGGCTTAGGTCGTTTTGGGCAAGATGTAGAGCAATTAAAAATGTTAGGTGTAATTTTTGGTATTAATGCATTAGCAACTCAATTTAAAGGGGTTGAAGATGGTAAAAAAAGAGCACCTAAAAATGTAAATCCATTAACTTGGGATGGTGGTAATTTAAAAGATGCTATGGAGGAAGTTTTAAAATTTTCAAATATAGATTTAGAACAATTAGCTGCTATACCTGGATATGATATATTTAAAGAGATAAAAGAAAATATGGATTTCTTAAGTGATAAATTAGGTGATTATTCAACGGCGGAAGAGGGGGCTAGAGCAATGGCTTTAGAATTTGTAAAACCTAAAATAGCTAGAAAGCCTGGGCCTGGTGGGTTTTTAGTTAATGTATTAAATAATGGTAATTGTAAATTTTGGCAAATAGATTATAATAAAATTTTAGACAATAAAGAGGCATTAAAACATATTAAGGCATCCCAAGGTTCTATGCAAATTAATTTTGAAGAACTATTTGGCAATTAAAGCTTGGCTTATATTAATATTTCTTATATCCTACAACTGTAGGGGTTTTTAGGTCGAAACAGGCGAACCGGTTATGAATCAATACGATCCCAAACACATAGATAAAGCATTAAAACGGATGGAAAAATCCGACACGTTAAAGGGCATACATCGCCCCGACACTAATATAATGTCGTTCTTTGATGATAATGATAAAGAACACGAATTACAAAAACAACAATCCGCAGCAGAAGTTAAAAGAGATGAATATCTTAAAAGTGTTGAATTATTAAAGACATTCATTCAAGAAAAAGGAACCAACGAAGATTTAACACGTATAAGAGCAATTGGATTATTAATAGAAACTACAGATTTCCTAAATATACCACCAGATCGTAAAAAAATGTTAAAAGAAAACATGAACTGGTGTAATTCACAATATGAAAAATATACAAATGAACATTAGAGACATTGAAAAATGGCAGGATGATTATTATCCTACAAAAGAAAAAATTAAAAGGACAAAACCCCGTAAAAAAGATTTGGATCGGCCAGAAAAAGGTACTACAATTAAACGTAATAAAAAATAAATTATGGCAAAATACGAACAACAATTAAATACAGCGATGGCTAGGTTAGATGAATCATTAACTAAATTAAGAGATTTAATTAAAAGAGGAGAAAACAAAGCAGCTATTCAATTTATGGAAAGAGGAGATCTTAAAGATAAATATGAAGAATTGCAAAATATAATTACTATATCACATAGTGGTAATTATGGAGCTAGAGGTGTAAGAAACACAGGAAAATTATAGTATGTTATCAGCAGAAAAAATCCAATCAAATTGGAATCGTTATATAAGTGTAATAGGAAAATGTTTTTCAAAAGAAAGAACAGATATACTATTACCATTTTTAGATAAATATAAAGAAAGAATGATGATGATGCCTGCTTCAAGTAAGAATTGGCACCATTCAGCATTTGCCGGTGGTTATACTGACCATGTTTTACGTGTGTATGATTGTGCAAATGAATTATATAAAACGTGGAAATCAATGGGCGGAGATGTTTCTACATATACTGTTGAAGAAATACATTTTGCAGCTTTATTTCATGATTTAGGTAAAATGGGTCAACAAGAAGGTGAATATTATCAACCAAATGATTCACAATGGCATATGGATAAATTAGGCCAAATGTATAAGTTTAATACTGACATTCCAGCAATGAAAATTCCAGAAAGATCATTATTTATACTTCAAGAAATTGGTTGTAAAGTAACTCAAAATGAATTTATTACCATTAAAATTCATGATGGTTTATATGATGAGTCAAATAAGTTCTACTTTATGTCTGGTCAAAAAGAAACTAGACTAAGAACACACTTACCATTATTAATGCATCAAGCAGATCATATGGCTGCCCAAATTGAATTTGAGTTGTGGAATAATTCAGCTAACCCAAAAATATCATCCAAACCAGCAAACGCTACTAAAGGTGACAAAACACTTAGAGCAGCTAGAAAAGTAAACACAGCAAATAACCCAAAATTAGCATCAGCAACAATAAATGTTATTGATTCATTTTTTAAAGATTAACAATGATAACACTTAGTATTATATTAGCAGTAATATTAACAGCTTCTTTTTTTATTATTAGAAATTTAATTGTAAAAAACGAACGTTTAGAAGATTTTATATCTAAACAAAGTGAAGCTATTACTGCATGTGACAAAAGATTAAAAGAAGTAGACGAAAAAGGTTGGTTTGAAGCAGACGACCAAATCGGTTTCTTTTTTAAAGAAGTACAAAAAATTCAAGAAGCCTTAAACGAATTTACCCTTAAATAGACCTAAATGTCAAATGAAAAAAAACCAGAACCGGCTACCACCGGTTCTCTTACTCCCTCACCAGTTGTTAAGAAAAAAAGAGGTAGAAAACCATCCAAAAAACAATATTTTACTGCTGATGTAGATGCAGCTATTAAAGAATATTTAGATTCATCCAATCAAGATGAAAGAGATAGTGTTTTTAAAGACAGAATATATTATGCTTTTTACAAATTAGCTGAAAATTTAATTCATACTTTTAAATTCTACTATACAGAAGTAGAATCATTGGAAGATTTAAAACATGAAGTTGTTTGTTTTTTCCTAGAAAAGTTAGATTATTTTAAACCAGAAAAAGGATCTAAAGCATTTAGTTACTTTTCAATTGTAGGTAAAAATTATCTTATATTATATAATAATAACAATTATAAAAAGAAAAAACAAAAAGTAGACGTTATTAAAGCAGATGAAGACACAGGAGTTTTACACCAATTAGGTAGAGATGAACGTAAACAAGATATAAAAGATTTTATAGATTATTACACTGAATATATTGATAAACATATGTTTACTTTATTTAAAAAAGATCATGATAGAAAGGTATGTGACGCAGTAAATGTATTATTTAAACGAAGAGAAAATTTAGAAATATTCAATAAAAAAGCTCTATATATTTATATAAGAGAAATGACTGGTGTAGAAACTCCAGTAATTACTAAAGTAACAAAAGTACTTAAAAAGTTATATAAAAAGCTATATAATGAATATGCTGACACAGGTTACGTAAGAGTTTAGTCTTTTCCATATTTATAACAAAATAATATGGATCCATTAAATCAAGTATTGTTCGATGATGTTTCTTTCTCTGATTTATTGAAAGATATTCATGGAAACCAAAAGAAAAAAGCCAAGCAATTAGCTCAACTTATATCTGAATTAAAACCTTTAGTACAATCTTTAGGTGACGCTACAGTTGTAGTACCTTTAATTAAAGAATATATGGAAATTAGCGTTAAAAATGATGATGCATTAATAAAAATGGCGGCCATTGTACAACGTTTATCTACAGGAACAGCAAGTAGTGGTGATGGTGGACTATTAACAGAAGACGAAATGGCCCAACTTCAAGAATTAACTGAAGAAATAGCTAAAACGGTCGAATCAGAACCTAAACAATTACAATCACCAGATTCAGATGGCAATAGTTAGATTAAAAAAAAATAGAGGACAAAAATCCTTAAATACTAAAAACAGATTAAAAGCTGTAAGAGTTAAGGATATAATATTAGATATAAACCATCCGTTAGCGGAAGAATATGGTGATTATGATGCTATAGGGACGATTTTTTATACAGAATTAGATAATAATAACCCTAATTCAAACCCCAAAGATGATCCTACGGCTATACCTTTATTTTCTCATTTAAAATATTACCCTTTAATAAACGAAATAGTATTAATTTTAACCACTAACTCATCAAACCTATATGATGGTAAACAATCAGCAACATATTACTTACCACAAGTAAATATGTGGGGCCACCCACACCACAATGCACTACCTACAGTTAAAGGGTTAGATTCAGAACAAACAACAAACGACTATCAAGAAACAGAAGCAGGACTAGTAAGAAAAGTAGATGATGGAGGTACTGATATTACATTAGGAACATATTTTAAAGAACAAACAAACATAAAACCTTTATTACCTTATGAAGGTGATATGATTTTAGAAGGCAGATTTGGTAATTCAATTCGTTTTGGTTCAACTAATAACAGCCAAGAAATCTCAAACCCCAATGCATGGAGTAATTCAGGTAATACAGGAGATCCTATTACAATTATAAGAAATGGACAATCTTCAAATTTAGATGAAAAAGGATGGCTACCAACAACAGAGAGAATAAATGAAGATGCATCAAGTATATATTTAACTTCTAATCAAAGACTCCAAAATTTTACACAGGCATCACCATATATGAATTCTTGGGACGCAGAATATATAGAACCACAAACAATAGAACAATCTTTGTTAACTCCTCCATCTTCATTAAATACAGAAACAAAGGGAGAAACACAACCTTTTAATACCAACAATGAAGCTTCTATAAGTAGTACTCCTACCCAACCATTTCATACACCAGATGAATTACAAGAAGTTATAAATAACCCAAAAGCAACAAATGAATCAGAAGATATAATACCTGACCAAGTAATACAAAAAGATACAGACATACAATTACCTTCTCATTACCAAAACCCAGGTTCTGGTGGTGGGGGAGGTGGTGGAGCTGATATAGAATTTGAGACAACATAATAAAATGAATATAGAAGAACCCATAGGAAGACATTTTAAATTAGAACATTTAAT